CTGTGAAGCCGGCCGTGCAGTGCATTACCACCCGTCCAGTAATGGACGTTTTCCAATCGAAAAGAAGGAGCATTTAGATATGCCCGTTGGTGCTCGGACCCGTAGTTTCTATGGACCCCTTCCATCAACCGAATTTACGGAAGATGGTGGGAAAACATGGAAACATACACACGGATCTGGGCCCCAATTATTGGGCGCTCAAGAAACTGAGTCGGAGAGCCATCACAAACTGCCTAACGGCAAGTGGGATGGGGGCGGACCGTTTAATACGGTACGGGTGCAACGGGAATTTCCCGTTACGCCCCTCAGTTGGAGGGGTACCGGTGGTTTTTCTGCTTTAGGTTTTAAAGCAGCCATCGGAACTCCAATGACTGAGGTCCAGCTACCTGGCGAATATCAGAATAATAGCGTTGCCAAATTCAAGTCGGGACATTTGTCCTCTCTTGATGCTGACGGCGCTACTGCTATCGCCAACGTAGCTCCAACTAATCCAAATGCTGAACTCGGTACTGCCTTGGCTGAAATGCACCGTGAGGGAATTCCATCCCTCCCGGGCGTTCAGACTTGGCGCAAGCGTACAGAAATCGCCCGCGCTGCTGCATCAGAGTTCCTGAATGCAGAGTTCGGGTGGCTTCCCTTGGTTCACGATGTCACTAGTGTAGCTGACAGCGTTCGCCATTCACGTGATATCCTAAAACAATATCAACGTGATTCGGGAAATAATGTACGTCGCGAGTTCTCATTTCCGATATCTAACTCCGAGACCGTTACAAAATCGTTCAAAGCAAAACCTACCACTTTGGTAGGTTCTACAAATCCTGGTTTTCCAGGATTTTTGAACGAAAATACCGGTTTTGGGAGCATGGAGTGTACTCAGACGATTAAGATTACGTCTCGTAAGTGGTTCTCAGGCTGCTTTACCTATTACTTGCCGTCGAGTGGTGACTCTCTCGATAACTTGCATAGGCAGGCAGCTGAAGCCGATAAGCTTTTCGGCATTACCCTTACGCCAGATGTTCTCTGGGAGTTGACACCATGGAGCTGGGCCGTCGACTGGTTCTCTAACACCGGTGACGTTATTCATAACGTTACGGCATTGAGTAGCCAGGGTCTGGTTATGCGATATGGTTATATGATGCGTGAAGACGTCATCAAAATAACCCATGCCTTTGGTGGTATTCGCGATAAAACGAATGCCAGTTGGGGCGCTATTCCTCCCTCGACGTACATCATGTCGTCGAAGCGAAGAGTAGCCGCTAACCCTTTCGGATTTGGCGTATCCTCGGATGGTTTGTCACCAACCCAGGTCGCCATAGCTGCTGCACTAGGAATACTCCTATTGTAGCTGCAGGTACACTGCAACCACTATGTAAAGGAGCATGCCATGGCATTTGCCGATCCTCAGTCCATAAAAATCAGCGGGGTCACGACCTCACTTCCCCGAGTCTCCACTGGAGACTTTGAGAGTGAGTACGAGTCCGCTGATGGACTGATTATCCTGAAGGCGTCCACTGTCAGTTCGAAGCGGAAGCGTCAGGTTATCCGGCTCGACACTACCAAGATCACTACCGATCCGTTCATTCCAGCCCAAAACGTAGAAGTTTCTATGTCTACGTATTTGGTCTTTGATAGACCTCAGGTTGGATATACGAATGCTGAGGCGAAAGCGGCCTACGATGGCTTCATTGAAGCCCTGCAGGCTAGCTCTTCCCTCCTCATTACCAAACTCCTCGGAAGTGAGTCTTAGACCCACAACTGAGGACAAGGTTTCAACTAGTTTAGATCTCTTAATTGAGTTCTTAATAGTTGAACGTAGAAGAAAGGATCGACAGTTGAATTATATTAACAGTAGCCACAAACTAGTGGTGCTGTTGATTTTCATCCTCATCTGCCTTGTTCTAGCAGGTTTTGGATGTCTTGGTGTGTTTATGCTAATATCTAACTAGCATAGGCCCATGTCATTGGCTAAGGAAACCGACCTCTATTTAAGGAGGCAGTTTGAAAAGCCTGACATTGCTCTGGAAAAAGATAGCCGAAGATTTGGCTATCGGATGTCGCACTAGCACCACCAAGGATTATGAACTAATCCTAGGTCGGTCTAAACACGAGGGGTTATCGTTTCTCACGATAACCTTACCTACCTTTGGAAAGGACACCCAAAAGTGTCTTGACCGCGGGTTTGTAGCTCACGACATGTTCCAAGGTTTTTCTTGGCATGCAGGTCTCCCCCAATTTCTTGGAGGTTTCCTTGAGCTTGTGTTTGACCGTAATAGCGGTGTGTTACTGGATGAACCAGACATAGAAGCAATCCTCGCCGTAAGACAATTGACTTTGATCTTCGGCAAGGTTCTCTTCCCTTGCAGTGATGCCAGGGTTAGAGAGTCTATGAATGATTATGTCCAGTGTGACGAGGAGGTCAAAGGTGTTGACTCCCGCCTCGATTCTCTCGATTTGAGAGAATTTAAGCGAATGTCTCACCTATTGTTTCGTGATCTTTTCTGCGTTGTTGATCGAGAGATCCACAACTTGGAATTGATACCGAAACACGGTCCAGGTGCCACAGCCGATAAACTTCGCGGTAACGCTAAGTTTAAGAGCATGGTCTGGACCGATCGTCTGGAGGAGTATTTTCCTTCTTCAGATTACCTTTATCCTAATGCCCGTTTTATTGGGCACGAGGATGAGGTTGACCACCTGGAACCCGGTTCTGAGATCCCTGTTAAAGTGATCCCAGTTCCTAAGACGCAATTGACACCACGGATTATTGCAATTGAGCCGACCTGTATGCAGTATGCACAACAGGCCGTCCTTGATAGCTTTAACCGCGCGATCTCGAATTCTTTTCTTCGAGATTTGATCGGAACTGAATCCCAAGAACCTAACCAGCTCTTGGCTCAGAAGGGATCCTTAACTGGATCCCTTGCAACACTCGACTTGAGTGAGGCTTCTGATCGTGTGTCTAATCAGCTAGTTCGCACTATGCTCTCTTCGAACCCCGAATTGCTAGGGGCTGTAGAAGCGTGCAGGTCGCGAAAGGCTGATGTGCCTGGACATGGCGTTATACGCCTATCCAAGTTTGCGTCTATGGGTTCAGCTCTATGCTTTCCTATTGAGGCCATGGTCTTTTTGACCCTGTGCTTCCTTGGGATTGAGCAAGAGCTTAACACCCGTTTTGCCAAGATATCAGATTTTACTAGATATCTTGGTGAGGTCCGAGTCTATGGGGATGATATTATAGTTCCCACTGACTCTGTGCATTCCGTTGTCCACGTTCTGGGACATTTTGGTGCCCAGGTTAATGTGGCCAAGTCCTTCTGGACCGGTAGGTTCAGGGAGTCTTGCGGGAAGGAGTATTACAATGGCTTTGACGTTAGTATTGTCAGAGTCCGGCGTAATTTTCCTTCTACACGGAAGCACGCTTCTGAGGTTATATCGCTTAACTCCCTCCGCAATCAACTCTATCGAGCTGGTTGTTGGGGTTCTGTTAAGTGGTTGGACCATCTACTTACAGGGATACTTAAATGGTATCCTTTCGTAGATGAATCCTCCTCAGTTATAGGTCGC